TTCGCTTCTTACCTGATGGGGACGATTCAAACACTTTCTTCTGGAAAGAACGTTTGATGATTAAACTTCCATTTAGCGGTATTAAGGGCGACACAAGTTCACGCCCAGTACAAGTACAAGTTCCATGCATGGAAATGTACGGCGAATCCTGTGGCATTCTACAGGAAGTACGTGGTTGGTTTAAAGATCCAGCATTAGAAGATATGGGTCGTAAATATTGGAAGAAACGTTCATATATCTTCCAAGGATTTGTTACAGATAATCCACTAGCAGAGGACTCTACACCAGAAAATCCTGTTAGACGTTTTATTATTGGTCCACAAATCTTTCAGTTAATTAAGGCAGCTCTTATGGATCCAGATATGGAAGAATTACCAACAGATTATACTGCTGGTGTAGACTTCCGTCTTGCAAAAGGTTCCAAAGGTGGATATGCAGATTACGGCGCAAGTAATTGGGCACGTAGAGAGCGTCCACTAAGTGACAGTGAGATGAATGCAGTTAATACACACGGACTGTTTAATCTCAACGACTTCCTTCCTAAAAAGCCAGACGAAGTGGCTGTTAAAGTTCTTGCAGAAATGTTTGAAGCAAGTGTAGATGGCGAAGCCTACGATCCAGATCGTTGGAGTCAATATTTCCGCCCAGCAGGCATGCAAGCACGTACAGGCGATCCGTCAAAGCCAGCATCACCACAAGCAACGGCTGTTAGTCAAAGTGCTCCAGCTCCTGCTCCAGCAGTAGACACACGTAATGATGATATTCCGTTTAAGTCTAATGAAGAAGTTGCAGCAGAAGCAGCACCAGCGCCAGCTGAAGGTGGAGCACAAGATATCCTTGCAATGATTCGTTCACGTCAAGGTTGATAAACTATAGTGGGGGAGCAATCCCCCATTACGCTTTTTAGATAGGAGAAACAATGGTCAGTAAAACATTCGATCCAACGAAATTCCGTAATTCGTTGACAAAATCTATTACGGGTATGAGTGCAGGTTTCAACGATCCAACTGATTGGATTAGTACAGGTAACTTTGCACTTAACTATTTGCTAAGTGGTGACTTTCAAAAAGGTATTCCGCTAGGCAAGGTGTCGGTATTTGCAGGCGAATCAGGTGCAGGCAAATCTTATATTGTGTCAGGTAATATTGTAAAATACGCACAAGACCAAGGTATCTTTGTTGTCCTTATTGACAGTGAAAATGCACTTGACGAAACTTGGCTACAAGCACTAAAGGTAGACACAGACGAAAGTAAATTACTTAAACTTAATATGGCAATGATTGATGATGTTGCTAAAACAGTTAGTACATTTATGGAAGACTACAAAGCAATGAACGAAGAAGATCGTCCAAAAGTATTGTTTGTAGTTGACTCACTTGGTATGCTTATGTCGCCTACTGAAATGGACCAGTTCCAAAAAGGTGATATGAAGGGCGACTTTGGTCGTAAGGCAAAAGCACTTAAAGCACTTGTAACTAACTGTGTTAACATGTTTGGTAGTTACAATGTAGGCATGTGTGTAACTAACCACACGTATGCATCGCAAGATATGTTTGATCCAGATGACAAGATCTCAGGTGGTTCGGGTTTTGTGTATGCAAGTAGTATGGTTGTTGCTATGAAGAAACTTAAACTTAAAGTGGATGCAGACGGCAACAAAACATCACAAGTACATGGTATTAGAGCAGCGTGTAAAGTAATGAAAACACGTTACAACAAACCGTTTGAAAGTGTACAAGTTGAGATTCCATATGAAACAGGTATGGATCCATATTCAGGTATGTTTGACTTGATGGATGCAAAAGGACTACTAGAAAAGAAAGGTAATCGTTACGAGTATGTTATGAGTAACGGCGAACCTATTCTAGAATTCCGCAAGCGTTGGACAGGCGAATTACTCGATAAGGTTATGGCAGATTTGCCAGCTAAAGAAGCACAAGTTGCAGCCGATGAAGCAGAAGCTGAACGGTTGGCAAGAGAAGCAGAACTAGCTGAATTAGAAGCCGAATTGGTAAATACCGATGATAACTTAATCGAGGAAACTGCTGAAAATGGATGAAGACCAAATTGCTGACATCTGGAACTTATTTAAAAACTATCTAGATAAGAAACAGCCAGAACTTGTAGCTGAAAAATTTGTTGATTTACTAGTTGATTATGGTGTTGACGACTTGACATTAAAATCTTCACTTGGCAATGATAAACTTTTAGATGCTGCAATTCAATACTACTTAGAAGATGAAGACGACGAAGACGAACAAGAGTGGGATGAGTAATGGGATGGTATTCAGATGTATCACGTGATATCTCTAAAATTCCAAGTGCTATACAATATTTTGAAACTGAACTTGTAGAAGCAAAACGTGAAGTTAGACTCAAAGGTAATGTTGAAAAAGCAGCAGCTGAGATGCCAGGAATTGTTGAACAGCGGTTTAACCAACTTCAAGAAATAGAAGCAATTCTAAACTATTTAAATATTGAACTACGTAGATTGCGTAGTTCATTTTTTAAGAAATATCTTGAGAACTATCAACGAGCTCTGTCAAGCCGTGACGTTGAAAAATACGTAGACGGTGAGGCAGACGTTGTTGACTACGAAAAGATTATCAACGAGTTTGCACTAATGCGTAACAAATGGTTAGGCGTACTTAAAGCACTTGATCAAAAGCAATGGCAAATTACTAATGTTGTAAAACTTAGAGTTGCTGGCATGGAGGATGCATCACTATAATGGCACATAGCGCAGAATATTTAAAACAATTAAAAACTTTACACAGTAAGTCAGCGTTTGGAAGCGGCGCTGACATTCCTAAAATAGTTAAAGAAATTCTTGATAGCGGCGAAGTAAATAGCTTTTTAGATTTTGGAAGTGGCAAAGGATATCTTTCACAAGCAATTTCCAAAGAGTATCCCGATATTAAGTTGTACACATATGATCCAGTGACAAGCCCAATTGACTTGCCTGAGCAAGTTGACATGACTTATAGTAGTGATGTTCTTGAACATGTTGAAATAGATATGTTAGAAAAAACACTAGACGATTTATTTAATAGAACAACAAAGTATCAATATCATTTAATTGCCTGTCATCCAGCAAAGAAAAAACTAAGCGACGGACGCAATGCACATTTAATTATTGAAGATCCAAAATGGTGGAAAAGACAACTCGATAGATACAACTGGACAATTACATACAAGAATATCACTGAACGTTATGTACAAAAATTTAATATAAATGTTATTAAATATATTACGGTGCTCAAAAAATGAAACTAGTACATAATTATTGGATGCCAACATCAGACGATCATTTTGAACGTCTAATTAATAAAAGAATAAAAAAAGGCGGGCCGCCTGAATATCAAGATGATGTTAGAGACGAAGCATACAAATATGTAACTGATTTTAACATAGCAATTGATGTAGGTGCAAATGTAGGCTTGTGGGCAAAACCTCTTTCTAAAAAGTTTAATCGTGTATTTGCATACGAACCACTTGAACAAGTATATATTTGTTTAGAAAGAAATGTTAATCCATCAAAAGTTTATATTAATAAATTTGCACTTGGTAGTACAAACAATAAAGTAAACATGGTATACGATCATATAAACACAGGCGGTAGCTATGTAAGCGAAGTTGGCACAGGATCAATTGATATAAAAAGAATGGACGATTTAAATCTTCCAAAGTTTGGCTTGTTAAAAATTGATTGCGAACGTCACGAACTTGAAGTTCTTAAAGGTGCAATTGAAACGATACTAAAATATAAACCAATTATTGTTTGTGAACAACAAGCCGATACAGACGAATGCGCAGGGTTATTTTTAAAGTCTTACGGTGCAAGAGAAATTACTAATGTCAGAAAAGACTATATCTTCGGCTGGTAGTAAGTAAATACCTACATGAATACAGTATTAGTAACTGGTGGATTTGATCCACTACACTCTGGACATATTGAATATTTTAAATCAGCAAAGCAATTAGGCAATAGACTAGTTGTTGGACTTAACAGCGATACATGGTTAGAGAATAAAAAAGGCAAAGCCTTTATGCCGTTTGAAGAACGTGCAAATATTGTTAGACATCTTGAAATGGTTGACGATGTTATATTAGTTGAAGACGATGACACCGGCGGCACAACAAAAGCAATTGGGTATCTTTTACAAACAACAACTGGTAAACTTATTGTTGCAAACGGCGGCGATAGAGTTGAAGGTGAAATTCCTGAACAAATAATGTATGGCAACAATAGAGATGTAGAATTTGTTTTTGGTATTGGCGGCGAAGACAAAAAGAATTCAAGTAGCTGGATACTTAGTAACTGGGAAAAGCCAGTTACTGAACGTGCATGGGGATCATATAAAATATTAGATCGCAACGGCGAATGGCAAGTAAAAGAATTGTCGTTTGAAGAAGGTCGTGCGCTTAGTGATCAACGACATTTTAGTCGTAGTGAACACTGGCATGTTGTTGACGGTGTAATTGTTATGATGCTAGAAGACCGCGAAGGACGAAAGACAACTCGTACACTAATACCTGGCGATAGTATAGATATACCAACTGCGTATTGGCACAAAGCTATTAATATTGGAAACAATACAGCTAAAGTAATTGAAGTTTGGCTTGGAAAAGAATTAACGGAGAACGACATTGAAAGAAGAGATTGAAGATAAGTTAAGAGTTTTTGTAGGATGGGACAGTCGTGAAGACATTGCGTTTCAAGTATGCAAACAAACTATTTTAGATAAAGCTACTGTGCCAGTACATGTCGAGCCGCTAAAACAACGAGACCTAAGAAAAGCACAGATCTATACAAGAGAAACAGATGCACTAGCATCAACTGAATTTACTTTTACAAGATTTTTAATTCCTCACTTGATGAATTACAAAGGATGGGCATTATTTGTAGATTGTGATTTTGTATTTCTAGAAGACATTGCTAAGTTGTTTGATCAGTGTGACGACAAGTATGCGGTAATGTGTGCTCACCACGACTATACACCTAAAGAAGGACTAAAAATGGATGGTAAGCAACAGCATAATTATCCAAGAAAAAACTGGTCTAGTTGTATGCTAATCAACTGTGGACACCCAAGCAATGAAAGATTAACTGCTGAGTTAGTAAACAAAGAATCAACTACAGGTGCATTTTTACATCGATTTAGTTGGTTAAGTGATGACGAAGTAGGCGAAATTAGTCACAAATGGAATTGGTTAGTTGGATGGTATAAGGAACCAGAAGACGGTAAACCAAAAGCATTACACTATACAGAAGGCGGTCCTTGGTTTAAACAATATCAAGATTGCGAATATGCACTTGACTGGTATAGAGGAAAAATTAGATATCTAGAAACTCAAGTAGAGAATTCAAAAAAAAAATTAGAACGCAGTAAAGACAAGATGAAACTTACAATGGATTTAGATTTGCCCGCCAAAACTAAAACCTATTTTCATAATTTATTAAACAGCTGGATAGACCCTAACGAGCATGTTTATAAATCTAAAGAAAGTATAAAAAAGTTTGAGGAGAGAAACGTGGGTATTAAAGTTGCAGCAATTGCACCGGCCGAAGACGATGGATTTAATCTTCGTAAGAAAAACGCATTATACGATCCGTACTTAGAAGATTTTATTATCGGATGTAACGGAACTATTAGTGAGTTTGACAGAGAGAAAAAATCAGACAACACACTAATAATTCGCGGCCTGGGCGGCGGCGGACAGAAAGCTCTAAAACATTGTATTGAAAACGATCGTAATTATTATGCTATCGACACTGGCTACTTACAACCAGGAACAAAAAAAGAATATCATCGAATTACGTACAACAATCTACAACAACAAGGCCCGATTATTGAACGCCCGTTTGATAGGCTTGAAAGATTAAAATATAAATTACCAAAATATAGAGAAGGCGAGCATATATTACTATGTCCTCCAAGTTTAAAAGTTATGAAATTTTATGGCGAAGATCTCGACAAATGGATTGCTCGTACAACAACCGAAATTAGAAAATACACTGATAGAAGAATTATAGTTAGGCAAAAACCAATACGTAGAGACAGAGTTACTAATGATACAATTTGGAAAGCCCTTGATAATGCATATTGTCTAGTTACATATAATAGTATTGCAGCAACTGAAGCTCTACTACATCGTCGTCCAGCAATAGCACTTGCACCTAATGCAGCAACAGCATTATGTAATACACAAATATCTGATATTGAAGGTAATTTAAATCGCTATGGCGAAGACGAAACATATGCATTTGCAGCACACCTTTCATATTGCCAATTTACTGCACAAGAAATGCGTAATGGAAAAGCGTGGCAAATTTTAAATGAAAGTCGTTAGTTACTATAATGTTGTTCCAACAGTAAACAATAACAAAGAAAAGTATCTACTATTACAAAATTTTGTTAATGGAGTAAACGCTGCGGGAGATACTGGTATATTACATAAAGGATATAATCTACTAGATTGCGATGTAGGACTTATACAAGGCTGGCAACACGAAGTTGGAAAAAATGCTCCTCACTTAAAACTAAGACAAAGTGTAATTGATAGAACACAGAACAAACATGTTGTTACTGCTGATAGTAATTTGTTTTTATACCAAACAAAAACAAACCAGCCACATTGTTATCTAAGATATAGTTTTAATGGAATCTTTCCAAACACTGGAAACTACTGTGATACTATTATCGATCCAAACAGATGGACTCAAATACAACGAGATACAGGTGCTAGGATTGAAAATGCTCGCAGGGGCAATCATATTGTATTATGTTGTCAACGTAACAAAGGCTGGAGTATGGGAGGTTACGATGTTGTAAATTGGATACACAACACTGTAAAAGAAATACGTAAATTTAGCCCAAGACATATTGTAGTTAGAGCACACCCAGGCGATAAAAAAGCAAGAGTATATCTTGACCCAAGACGCAGTCCTGTACGTAACATACCAAACTTAACAATTAGTCCATTAGGCACTCCGTTAGAAACAGATTTACAAAACGCATGGTGTGTTGTTAACCATAACAGTAGTAGTATTGTAGGTCCTATTATTAAAGGGTATCCTGCATTCATTACTGATCCTAGTAAAAGTCAGTGTGCCGAAGTTGCACACCACGGATTTAAAAGATTAGAAAAGCCAAAAGAGTTTGACAGAGAAGCATGGCTACAACGTATTAGTATGTTTCATTGGAAATTAAGTGAATTAAATGACGGCACTTGTTGGAGACATATGCGTCAGTTTGTCCAATAACTTTCGTTACGTGGCTTGATTAAATCTTTAGGTTTGTTACTTTTACCTACTGACTTTCGATCGCCTTTTAGATGATCAATATAAGCACCTAGCCCACTATTAATAATCGGGTGCCCTTCACCATTAACCAAGTTGCCACTAATGTTATTAATAGGTTCGTTAGGATATTTACGTTTAATCTTTTTTAGTACTTCGTCAAATACATAACTATCGTGCCATTCTTCCATACGGAATATTCCATACTCTGCATGTTCGTACACATGCTCAAATTCTTTTAAGAATTCTAAGCCAACTGGATTTTTTAAATTAATTCCGTAAAATCCGCACTCTGGCCATTTGCGTCCTCTGCCCATATAAGCAAGCCAAGAACGTTCAGGTAAAAAACTTTTAAATGCTGCATAGTCAAATTTACTATGTACAAATGTATCAGCATCCATCCATACAATCCAATCAGTGTTACAATGCTGTGCTGCATCAAATACAGCATATACTTTATTAGCAAAGCGTACAGCGTCCCATTTAAATTCTTTATGCCAATCTTTTGGACGACGAGCTTTTATCTCTGGCGGACATTTGCCATTTGCTTTAGGTACATTTCCCCAAGTTGATTTAAATGCATTTAATTTTGGAAGTTTTTGTTTTGCATCTAAAATTTGTATACGTGGATCTTTGGTTACTGGATTGCAGTCTTCGGCATATAATCTTAATTTAATATCAGAGTCAATGTTTTCACTAAAACTGTTTACAAAACGTTGCCCATATAAACTCAAAACTGGTGCGTGAAATGTAGATACTACTGTAATTGTCATTGACTTTTCCTTATAAATATGTTACTATTTAACTATGAAATTTAAATTATGGAAAGAATACGGTGCCCTTAATTCCAAAGATGTTTTTTCTGCTTTTGAGCGGAGTTGTATTACTAATGGGCATAACATTAGTAATAGTGATAATATTAATGATGCCGATTGCCATGTTATTTGGAGTGTGCTTTTTCACGGTAGAATGGCTCGTAACAAAGATATTTGGACCCGTTGTCGTGAACTTCGTAAACCAGTTATCGTCCTCGAAGTTGGCGGCATCAAAAGAGGTACGACGTGGAAGGTGGGGCTAAATGGAATTAATCGAGATGCTTATTTTGGGGATAGTAATAACGATGATAGCCGTAAGCGTTTACTGGGACTCGAAGTAAAACCATGGCGTACTAGCAGCAAATATATTTTGTTATGTGGGCAGCATGATAAAAGTTTACAATGGCAAGACATGCCACGTATGAGTAATTGGTTCTTAAATACATACGAAGAAATACGTAAACACACAGACCGTCCTATAATATTTCGACCTCATCCACGCTGTAGACTAGAACATATAGAACGCGGACTTACACACGTAACAAGACAGGAGCCTCGACATGTTAACGGCACTTATGATTCTTTTGATATGGGCTTTAATGATATACATTGCACTATCAGTTACAGTAGCAATCCTGGGATACATTCTATCATCGAAGGCGTTCCTGCTTTTGTTAGTACTCATAGTCTTGCTTATGATGTGGCCAACGATATAGACTTTTTACACGATATTGAACAACCATTAATGACAGATAGAACACAATGGCTTAACGACTATGCCCATACTGAATATACTGTAGATGAAATATCACAAGGTATTCCACTAAAAAGATTGACAGATTATCTATAATCTGTTATTATAATATTATGAGCAATTATTTACATACTATTGAAGATTGTCTTGAAACTATAGCAGGGCTGTCTCGCGATTCCAGCATTGAAATTGATAAAAGCGATAAGACTATCATGTATAGTATTGCTAGACAAGTTTATAAAGGAAGTGCGTTAACTGATAAACAGTATGCACTTATGAAAATAAAACTTGCTACATACAAAAATCAATTTTTAGAAAATAAGTTTGATAATTTTGATATAGCATTAGAATCATTACGATTGCCATTAAGAAAAATTGATCGTAGAAAGTACATCAAGATAGTTAAAATTGAAAATGTTGAATGGATTAAAATTAGATTTCCGTTTAGTAAAAAAGATATTATGAAAATTAATGCTATTCCTAAATTTAGTTATCAGCATGATAAAGGTTCGCACGAACATTACTTTCAGTTAACTGAAAAGTCAATTGACAATATTTGCTCTCAATTTATTAATACTCAATTTGAGATAGATAAAAAATTAGTAGATTGGTATGAAGAAATAAAAGTTATCAAATCTAACCCTTCAAAATATGTACCAGGGTTGTGGAACGATGCATTATCAAACTTACCTGAAAAAGCTAATATGTATACTAAAAATTTTAGTCGTTTGCAATTGTTAGATCGTAAGCGTCAACTAGGCATTGAATACATTACTTGCGATAAAGATAATACAATAGAAAATTTAATTGCACAACGTTCGCATCCAGAAATATGTCTTACTCCAAAAGAATTTTATTTAGACGAAATAATTTTAGGATTAAAAAAACTAGAACGGTTTCCGTTGCTAGTAATAATTTCACCTGACAATCCGTTAACTGAACTTGCTGCTTTTGTTGAATCATTTGAACAACACAATTTTAATACTCAAAAACAAACAGTATTATTTAGATCTAAATCATCCGACGAATATAATGTAAACAATTATATTAAAGATAAAAAATTAAATAATTGGCTTGACAATAGTACAGAAGTTGTATATATTAGTAAAGATAAACTACCTAAATTATTATTTAAAAATAACTGGCAGCCTCAAGCAACTATATCAATAAGCAGTATAAGAAACAATCATAAAGTTCAAAATTATATTGATTCATTATGCGATCTTATTATATATAACGACGATAGCCCAAGTATTTTTAAAAACAAATGGAGACTAAATGGCTACGTGTAGATTGATAATTGAAGACGAAGTAAACATTAAACTAGAAGGACTAGACGTTGATGTACGGAGAAAGTTATCGAATGCTCTCAAGTTTGAAGTGCCTTACGCACGATATATGCCACAGTATAAACTTGGTCGCTGGGATGGAAAAGTTGCTTTTTTTGGTATTGGCGGTACTGGCTATGTTAATCATCTTGACACTGTTAGTCAAGTGCTACAAAAAAATAATGTTGAAATAGTTGATATTCAAGACAATAGACATCCTATACAATTAGACTTTACACCAGTAACAGAAAACTACTGGAAGGATCAAGGCGTAGTATGGCCAGAAGGTCATCCAGCAGAAGGCGAAGATATTATTCTACGTGACTATCAAGTAGAAGCAATTAATAACTTTTTGAATAACCCACAGAGCTTGCAACAGATTGCTACTGGCGCAGGTAAAACTATTACCACAGCAACGCTGTCACACATAACTGAGCCGTATGGTAGAAGTCTTGTGATTGTTCCTAACAAGTCGTTAGTAGAACAAACAGAAGAGGACTATATTAACTGCGGTCTCGATGTAGGGGTGTACTTCGGAGACAGGAAGATGTTAGGTAAGACTCACACTATTTGCACTTGGCAGAGTTTAAATATTCTAGACAAGAAGCAAAAAGACGGCTCAGCAGTGTTATCACTTGCAGAGTTTCTAGAAGGTGTAAGCACTATTATTGTCGACGAAGTACACCAAGCCAAAGCAGAAGTTCTTAAAAACCTGCTCACTCGCAACCTACGTAATGCACCTATACGTTGGGGACTAACTGGTACAGTACCTAAAGAAAAGTTTGAGTTTGAAAGTATTCATGCTAGTCTTGGTCCTGTAATTGGCAACATCTCGGCAAAAGAATTACAAGACAAAGGTGTACTGTCAGAATGTCATGTTAATGTAGTACAATTGATTGACACAGTAGCACACAGCGGTTACCAAGAAGAATTAAAATATCTTGTTAACAATCCAGCAAGAATAGAATATATAGGCAAATTATTAAACACAGTAAAAGAATCAGGCAATACATTAATACTAGTAGATAGAATTAGCGCAGGCGAAATGCTTGCTGAACTTATACCAGGCAGCACATTTGTAAGCGGTGCTGTTAAAAACAAAGACAGGAAAGAAACATATGATACAATCCGTGAAGGAACTAATGAGGTTATTATCGCGACCTATGGAGTTGCTGCCGTGGGTCTTAACATTCCTCGTATTTTTAACTTGGTTCTTTTGGAGCCTGGCAAGTCCTTTGTAAGAGTAATTCAATCTATTGGTAGAGGTGTAAGAAAGGCAAAGGACAAAGACTTCGTGCAAATATGGGACTTGACATCTACATGCAAGTTTGCGAAGCGGCACCTTACCCAACGTAAAAAGTTTTACAAAGAGGCGCAGTACCCATTCACTATCGAAAAAGTTGATTGGAATTAACATGCGAATAATGACACTTGAAAACGAAAGTTTTCTATTAAATTCCTTGCCTGAAGTAATCGAAGATGATTTACGATTTGCAGTGCTTGATAACAGTAACCCACAAGATCCGGATTTTTTCTTTAATCCGTTGATCTTTTTAGAAAGTTTTAATTCGCCAGCCATAGTAATGGAAATTGGCGGTAATGAAATTACTATGCCATTAGATTGGTGCCTTGCTGTAGGATGCAGCCAAAGCGGCAGTGACTTAGAAGTACTACCATTAACAAGTTTAAACGAAAGAGGCTTTGAAGCATTTTTGTTTAATCCGTTAACTGGTACACATCCACGCTTTGCTAAGATCGAAATTACAAATTTTTACAATGATGTAAAATGGTTTTTTCCAAAGATGCGTAACGGACATTTACTAAGCGTTCCTATCTTTGATGGAGAAAATCCTGATTGTGCATATTTTGTAAAAGATATTAATCGACAAAGTGAAATTGTTGATTACGGAAAATTATTATAGGAGAATAAAATGGGAATTAAAGCAGGAAAAATTTGGGGTAACACAGAGTTAATTCATGCAAATGGAGCACTTGAGTTCCATCGTATTGAATTCAATAAAGGTTACAAATGCAGTGAACACGAACATCAGTTTAAATGGAACGGCTTCTTTGTTGAGTCAGGACAAATGCTTGTACGTGTATGGCAAGATGATCAAGGACTAGTTGACGAAACTATTCTTAACGCAGGCGACTTTACACAAGTTAAGCCAGGCAAGATACACCAGTTCGAAGGCCTTGAAGACGGCGTTGCATTTGAATTGTATTGGGCAGAGTTCAATCACGATGATATTGTAAGACGCACAAGTGGCACTGAAGTTTGAATATGTAACAACTATGGACCAGCATTATTATGATAATGTTGGTCGATATATGCTGAACAGTTTTTTAAAATATTCGCCAAGTAATTGTAGGATAAATCTTTATGCTGAAAATGTAAACTCAAAGTTTACAGAAACAGATAAACTTAAAGTATACGACTGGAATCATGTAGTATATCCACAGTGGAAACAATTTAAATCATCTGTGCAAAAAGAAATAAAATTTGCAAAGAAAGGTTTAACATTTATACACGCATTAGAAAATATAGATACTGATTATTTAATTTGGTCTGATGCTGATATAATGTATCGTAAAGAATTTGCAACAAAATTAATTACAGAACTATGTCCTAAAAAATATTGTGTTGCATTATTCAGTCATGATTATCTAGGTGAAAAATATAGTGCAGAATCAGGATTTGTAATTGTAAATAAAAATCACAAACACTTTTTTCAATTTTTAGAAACATACAAGAAAGCATATGTTAATAAGCCTAAAGAAATTACAAAATGGTATGACGGGCAGGTTTGCATGTTTGCAGCAAGTAAATTAAAATACAAAGACTTATCTGAACTAAGCATAGACAAAAATACACATACACCGCTGAATAAATGTTTTTTAAGTGAATATATGTTACACGAAAAAGGTCCAACTAAAAAACGTTTACCGCCTGCATACTTTGAAAGTTTTAAATGACAATAGCAATATTTGGAGATAGTTATGGACTTGGATACGGCAATGGCTGGCCATCTCTGATAGGTGATGTAACTAATTATAGTATTGGTGGTAGTAGTTTTGATTATTCTTATTTTCAATTTTTAAACAATCATCATAAGCATGATACTATTATATTTGTAGTTACTAGTACTACACGAGGTAGTATTTTTACTACTAAAAATAATACCCCAAAGCATTTGGCATTTTATCAAAATACTAATTATCCAGATCTAAAAGATATGAATAAAGATGCAAACTGTTTATTCGATTCTCGTTTAACAAAAACAATAAAAAACGAAGTACAAAAAAATATGCATTACGATAGCAATATCATTTATCATACAGCATACTTAGATAGTATTAAATATCAGCGCCCTGATACACATATTATTTTTGCATTTGATTTTCTTGATCGTACTAATGGTAGTATGATTAATATAAGCAAACTTGACTGGCAAGCATTGGGATTAAAAGAAGACGATGATCATCGTTATTGCCACATGAGCCCTCAACAGAATAAAGAATTTGCTAATTACATGCAACACCATATAAATGGCGAAATTGATATTCACACTACAATGGCATTGCCACAAGAGTATTATACAACTAGCAATAGTAAGGAAGAAGCAGGTTGGAAGTAATAGTAACTGGACATAAAGGATTCATAGGTAATCACTTTTATAATTATATAAAAGATACGTACAACGTAACGGGCTATGATCAAAAAGATAATAATAGTAAAAATCTAAGATACTCGGATGTAACTAGTTCAATGCCCGATACAGATGTTGTAGTACACTTAGCAGCAACTAATGGTACAAGACTTTTTTATCAAAATCCTACAGATGTTTGTATCAACAACACACTGCCTACTATTAACTTGATCGAACGTTATAGAAACACTGATACAAAGTTTGTATTTGCTAGTACATGCGAAATATTCAACAGCACAATAGACAACGGTTACTACCATGTACCTACTGACGAAGCAGTACCAGTTATGTACAACGACATTACTAATCCACGTTGGAGTTATAGTATACCAAAAGCATTAGGCGAAAACCTAGTTGCTAATAGCGGACTTGAGTATCTTATCATACGCTACTTTAATGTATACGGTCCTGGACAAATTGACCACTTTATAAATGAGTTTGTAGAACGTTGTAAACAAGGCGAGTACTATATCAAAGGCAACGACACACGTAGTTTTTGTTATGTTGACGATGCTGTGCGTATGACAGACATACTAATACAAACTGCTAGTAACCAAACAGTAAATGTAGGACAGGACGTTGAGACACGTATAAGTGTTGTAGCAAAATTAATTATGGGATACATGGGTATCAATCCTGATAGATTAGAAATACGTCCTGGTCCAGTTGGAAGTGCTACACGTAGATGTCCTGATACTACGCTAGTACAAACACTTACAGGATTTACAGATTATACACCTTTAGAAATAGGGTTAAGAAAAACAGTAGAGAGTTTATTATGAAACTAGGAATTATCGGAATGGGCGTTGTTGGAAACGCAAATGCAACAGGATTTAGATTACTAGAACACGAAGTTGCAGAACACGATATCAAGTTTGATACTGAAATAACAGATTTAACAGATACCGAAGTTGTATTCATGTGCTTACCAACACCTGAAACAAACGGTGCTTGCGATACATCGGTTATTGAAAATGTATTACAAGAACTTGTTGATATTAACTATCAAGGTGTAGCATGTATACGTAGCACAGTCGAACCAGGCTTTACCGAACGTATGATAGACAAACATGAAACATTAACGATTTGTTGTGCTCCAGAGTTTTTGCGTGAACGTGCAGCAGCAGATGACTTTATTAATAATCATGAGCTACTTGCAATTGGTACTGATGATCCTTACGTATACAAAAAAATTGTAGAAGCACACGGACATTTACCTAAGGCTGTAAAGCAATTAGCACCTACTGAAGCAGAAATACTCAAGTACTTTAATAATTCGTATGCAGCATTGCGTATTGTATTTGCAAACGTATTCTATGAACTCTGTGAAAAGTTTGAGTGCGATTATTCGCAAGTTAAAGATGCATATGTACAAACTGGTAAAACAAAGAACTTCTATCTTGATGTAAATAATAGATTGCGTGGATACGGTGGCATGTGCTTGCCTAAAGATGTTGCAGCACTTGCCCATACACTACAGGAAAATGAATTAAACTTTGATCTTATCGAGAGTCTTAAAAATGATAATGAAAAGTTTAAAACAACAACTTTTAGTGGTATGCGTAAATGATAATTGATACACCTGAAAAAACTGAACTAGCACATGAAGCATTGATATATGAAAATGCTAATGGTGTAATATATGCTAGATTTAGAGATGAGCCAAAGAAATCAAAATTTGAAGGACGTTGGATAATTGGCGGAGAATTAGAAGCTGTTAACGAAGCTATGGGAATAGTAAGTTACGACCAATGGAAAAATTTATTTGCATTAGCCGACAAGTATCCTACACTAAGAAAACAACTTGACAAAACTTTAGATGTGTATTATATTGTAAAGGATAAGGAATAAAATGAGAATTATAGCAGGCCCGTGTCAACACGAATCATTGCCGCAAAGTTTAGAGATTGCTCGCGAGTGTAAACGTGTATGCGATAAGTATGGTATTGAGTATTACTTCAAAGCAAGTTACGACAAAGCCAATCGTTCGAGTATTAAAGGCAAACGTGGTATGGGTATGGAAGCAACACTAACTGACTTCCTAGCACTAAAAGTAGAACTAGGTGTAAAGACACTTACTGATGTACACGACTATGTACAGGTCGCACGTATTGAAAGAGAATTTAAAGATGCAGTTGATGTCTATCAGATACCTGCATTCTTGTGTAGACAGACTGACTTGATCCAAGCAGCTTGTGCTACAGATAAAATTGTTAATATTAAAAAAGGACAGTTTATGGCACCCTGGGATATGAAAGGTGTACTAAGTAAAACAGAAGGCGCTAAAGACGTCTGGATAACTGAAAGGGGAACAAGTTTTGGTTACAATAATCTTGTCGTTGACTTTACTGGTTTGCAGTATATGCTTGACACTTATAACACTCCAATTGTGTACGATATTAGCCACTCGTGCCAAAAGCCCGGAGGCAATGGGGAATCTAGTGGCGGCAACAGGGATTATATTCCTGGTTTGGCTAGGGCAAGCAGTGCTCTTGGGATTACAGATTTTTTCATAGAAGTTCATCCTGATCCTGATAATGCACCAAGCGATGGGCCTAACATGCTACGCTTAGATAACTTCGAGGAGGTAGTACGTGACATCATCAGTTATTCTTATTCCCGCTAGGTACGGTAGCACACGCTTCCCTGGAAAACCTTTGGCACTGTTAGATGGTGTTCCTATGATAAAGCGTGTGTATGACGCTTGTACAGCGTCTAAGATACCAACATATGTGCTTACTGATGACCAAAACATATACAATGTAATAGGTGCAAATTGCCTATTAGATCACCGCGATTACGAAAACGGAACTGAAAGATGTGCAGGTGCTGTTGCTAAGTTTGATATATTAGATCAATACAAAAACTTTATAAACGTACAAGGTGATATGCCTGATGTAACACTAGAGATGATTGAAAAGGCACAATGGCACTTACAACACTATCCTGTTACCACAGTGTTTACTCAAATGCAAGAAGACAAACAGAACGACCCTAACTCAGTTAAGATGGTACGTGCTGGCGACCAAGCCCTATGGTTTGGAAGAGGTATGACCGGCTACGGTGACTGGCACTTAGGAGTATACGGATATAAGCGTAATGCGTTAGAAATGTATACTACTTTGCCTGTAGAACGTGAAGAAGAAGTTGAAAAATTAGAACAACTACGCTGGCTAAAAAGTGGTTGGCAAATTGGTTGTTTGAGTGTACAATACAATGGAGTAGAGATTAATTCGCCAAGTGATGTAGAGGAATGGCATGCCAAATAAAGAACTAGACTTATTTAAAGAACTTATTCCAAGTATTGATATGGGCATCAAAGAGCTGTATGATGCAGCAAGTGATGTTGGTAAGAAAGATATCAAAGGTGACTTATGGAATCTCAATCGTTACATCAGTAGTGTTAAAGGCAAGTTCGAAGACCAAGCATTAGCAGTATTCAAAGTAAATGAATACTACAATAAAAACTGGAATGATATTGGTGGAACAAATCACATCAAACTACAATGGCAGTTATTGTGTGTTGCTGGCAAAACTGGAAAGAAAATGTTTCATCCGTGGATTGGTCTTAAAAAGAAAAAAGATGAAAGCAGTAAAGCAGCAAAATTGCTATCACAAATATATCCTGAAATGAAATTAGACGAGGTTGAATTACTTGCTAGAATATCTACAAAAAAAGAAATCAAGCAGTTTGCCAAAGAGCATGGTTACGACAAAGTTGACATCTAAACACACATGCGAATATTGTAATAAGAGTTATGTTAAAGAAAGCACACTCTTAGCGCATATGTGTGAGCCCAAAAGACGCTGGCTACAAAAAGATGAAAAACGTGTTACGTTGGGCTTTTATGCATTCCAACGATTCTATACTTTAAGTGCAGGACACAAAAAAGAAAAAACGTATGAAGAGTTTTCAAAGAGTAGTTTTTATAATGCCTTTGTTAAGTTTGGAAGTTTTGTATCTAATGTGCGTCCTCTTTATCCTGACAAGTATATCGATTATGTTGTTACTAGTAATGTAAAACTCGACCATTGGTGCCGAGAAGAAATGTACGAAGCATATGCTGTAGAGCTTATACGTAAAGAAGGCGTTGAAACTGCACTTGAACGTAGTATTGCAACAATGACAAAATGGGCTGAAGAGAAAAATAGTCGATTCAACGATTACTTTAGATATGTAAATGAAAACAGACTCACATGGGATATCAAAGACGGTAAAGTATCTCCGTGGCTAGTACTAAATTGTAGTTCAGGCAAACAAGCATTAAGTAGTTTATCTGGGGAACAGTTAGGAATGTTAAGCAATGTTTTAGATCCAAGTCACTGGGCAATGCGATTTAAAAGACAACCAAAGGATATTGAACTTATTAAAAATATTGCAAAAAAGGCGATGCTCTAATGACTGTGTATTCTTTAAAAACAATCGACGATTTAGAATACGCAAAAAGAGATTTAAATTTTGTTGTACACAAAACATCTTCTTTTGAGTTCTATAAAAATATTGTTAAACACGCATCGCCACAATACAATCGATGGAATCAATTAGTTATAAGATATTTTAAAAATAAAAGTAAACAATCATATACAAATCGAGACTTTATACATAACCCAATAGATAATTATAATTCACTTCTTGATGTATATTTTATTTTAATAAAAGATAGATTCATTAGAGATCCAATTACCATACACGACGATGGACAACGAATTGAAATACAACCTGGATTAAAACGTTCTTTATTCATTCCTTATTTGCCTAACCAAGAAATAATATATTTTAAATTTAGAAAATTTGGGCGTACTGACGACAGTATTCGATTTCTTAGTGATAATATAGTAATAGAAACATTATGGGGCGAAAATATTACTACACAAGTACGTCCGTATGATAGACAACAAAGCTATAAAAATTTAGTAACCCAAGAAGATATTGAGATTTATTTAAAAGACGATACTGTATATTTTAATGATATCGAAGTCTTTAAAAAAGACCACGACTGGAAAATTTGTTTACCTAATTTAATGGAGGAAAAATGAAGATATTAATTTTTGGGTTGCCTGGTAGCGGCAAGACTACATTAGCAAAACCTTTTGCAGAACTAATTGGCGGCGTCCATCTAAACGCAGACGTAGTACGCACAAGTTACGATGATTGGGACTTTACACCAGAAGGACGTATGCGCCAAGCACAACGTATGAAACATCTAGCAGACGGTGTTGTAATGGCAGGCAAGATTGCTGTTGCTGACTTTGTTTGCCCAACTCCAGAAGCACGGTTAGAATTTAATCCAGATTATACAGTGTGGATGGATACTATTTCTCGTGGCCGTTTTGAAGACACAAATGATATGTTTGAAACGCCAGAGCTTGTAGACTACCATGTAGAGAAATGGTTTGACAATGCACACGAACAACTAATGCCAGTAGTACAACGTTGGATGGGTATTAATCGTGTTTGATAGATTTAAACCTACAACGCAAATGCTAGGACGCTGGCAACCTTGGCATGCTGGTCATACTGAACTATTTAAGCGGGCTCTTGCTGAAACAGGACAAGTATGTATACAGATTAGAACTGTGCCACAAGACACTGATGCATCAGGTGGACGTACAGCAACACAAGATGATAATCCATTTATTGTTACAGATGTTATGGGAAATATTAAAAAAGAACTAGCAAAAGAAGGTTTTACATATGACAAAGAATATGTTATTATGATTGTTCCTAATATTGTAGATATTAGTTATGGCAGAGGTGTAGGATATACCTTGACAGAACACGATTTGGGTGCTACAATACATAACATAAGTGCAACAAAAATTCGTGCAGAAATGAGACGTAATGGCAAACTTGATTAAATATATTGTAGACTTTTGCAAAGAAAGTTATAGGCTGTCACCTATTGCATTTTATTGCGAAATGGTCGAAACAACATTATTGATTGTTGCAAGTGCTATTCTAACATTTACAGTATTAGACCCAGCAACAAAGATTTTTATTCCTTTGTATTTGCTAGGCAGTATACTCGGAGTTATAAGTACAGTAATACGTAAAGCAGCATTTGCAATAGTCTTGTGTGCATGGTTTGTTGTAATGAACAGCATTGCTATGGTGCAACTGTTTATACTATAGGATAGAACATGCCTAATCTCGAAAAAAAAGTAAACGGAAATGTATGTGATCAAACTAGCAACATTATCAAAACAAAAGAACATTTTTTACTAGCAAAAGAAAAATATAATTTTCGTATTTGTAAAGTTACACTTGGAAATCTTGTAAAGATTACAAATCTTATAGGACTTGATACACATAGAAGAACATGTGAAAGATTAAATGTGTTAGAACAAAAATTGTATGACATACATTTTGTTCGTAATGAAGCATTATTTAGATCTCTACTTATAACTTATGAACTAGCAAATTCTAAATGGAAAGATCCAATTAGTATTAATTATCTTAACAATAAATATTTTTGTCATCCAGGAACAACTAGACTTTCTTTTTTTCAATTTTTTCCAGACAAAGAAATAAATGTTATGCTTTGGGGAGACGAATGTGAACTAGACAAATATACAATTGATTATGTCTTTGACAACCGGCCGTTTGAATTGCTGCATCAAAAAATGTACCAACATATACACAAAGGTTATGTAAACAATTTACAATGGCTTCCACGTAGAAAAAGTAATGTTTCTCATTCAGGATTTTTTTCTAATAATTATGAATGTGAAATAACAAAAAATAATATATTCTTAGATAACAAATGCATTTACAAAATCATAGACAATAGATGGCATATAAGAGTGCCATCGGGTTGGTTTAGTTTTGATAGCACGAAAGTATAAAAATGCCAGATATTGATATTGACTTTGCCGATCGTAATCTTATACTAGATAAGATAGAACATCGTGTGGCAAAATTAGATACAGGTAAAAAACACAACACTGGTGTATATGTTACAGAGTGTCCTCATAATCCTATAGACAATCTATCTACTATTGAACACAAGACCGCAGAAGAACGTGGATACTTTAAACTAGACTTTCTTAACGTAAGCATATACAAAGACGTTAAGAACGAAGCACACTTAAACACACTAATGGAGAAGGAACCGTTATGGCAACTATTGGAACACAAAGACTTTTCAGATCAAGTCTTTCATCTAAACGGGCACAGCGAACTATTGCAGCAATTGAAACCTACTTCGGTAGAACAGTTAGCAGCGACACTAGCGATAATTCGGCCTGCCAAGAGGCATCTTGCCAACGAAACATGGCAAACGATATTCAAAGAAGTTTGGAAGAAGCCTGAAGACGGCAGTTACTATTTTAAGAAAGCACATGCTGTAGCATATGCATTATCTTGTGTTGTACATGTAAATTTAATCTGTGAAAGTCTTACGTACTAGCAGATCGTTTTATAAGTTGAACACTTTTGCGTTTAACACGTTTGATTGACAAGTTGTTGATATTAACACACGGACCAATTACTACTTTAACGTTTTTACTATTCATTGTAAGCAAACTATAATTAAATCTTTCCATTTCTCTTTTAAGGAAAATATTAATTGGTATCATTCTGTTTGATTCCCACCACCAAATATCTCCAAGGTCTAATAATAATTCCTTTTCATCAATAGTTTTTAATGAGGTGTATATAAACATACTTGTTACAAATGCATCTTGATTTGATATGATGCCCACGTATTCGTTGCCGCCGTAAGCGACAACACTAATATATGGATACTGATTCTCTATTTCTTTTAATAACATGCCGATAAATACTTATACAAGAAGGATCCTTTAATGCAACTAATACCTAGATATTTAGTCGAAAACAAAATAGACGTTGTATCAAACGATACTGGATTTGTTGTGGA